GCGCTTGACATCCAACAGCGTAGAAAGAAAGCTATTGCTATGAAGCGCAATAAAGCTAAGATCCGTATGGGTCGCCGTCGAGCAGAACGTAAAGTAGCTAACCTTGATAAATTGAAGAAGCGTGCACGTAAGCATGCTCGTAATATGTTAGCTAAAAAGATCACCAAAGATATTCCAAAATCTGAGCTCTCTGTTGCACGTAAGAAAGAAATTGAAAAACGTCTAGAGAAGCCAGCTATGCAGCAGAAGATAAGTCGTTCTGCTCGTAAACTATTACCACAAGTACGTAAAGCAGAACTCGCCAAAAAACGCTCGCGTGGTAAAAAAGATGATTAAGAATTTCAGTCAATACTTAGTTGAAGAACAGCGTGAAGTATTCTTCACGTTTGGTCGTATGAATCCGCCGACTATTGGTCACGGAAAGGTTATGGATGTATTGGCATCGAAATCAGGTAAAGCTGATTACAAGGTGTTCATTTCTCAAACACAAGATAAGAAAAAGAACCCACTGTCATATAATGATAAAGTTAAGCATGCGCGTAAGATGTTCCCTAAGCATGCGCGTAGTATCATAGTCAATAAAAAGGTCAAGACTCCAATTGATGCTCTTGTAGCATTATATGACCAAGGATATAAAAATGTCACTATGGTCGTTGGTTCTGATCGTGTAACTCAATTCAGTACTCTATTTGACCAGTATAATGGTGTAAAAGCTCGTCACGGTTTTTATAATTTCCAGACCCTCAGAGTGGTCTCTGCTGGCGAACGCGATCCAGATGCTGATGGCATCGAAGGAATGTCTGCTTCTAAGCAACGTAATAATGCTAAAGAGAATGACTTTGTATCATTCTCGCAAGGCGTACCAAAGGCTATGTCAAATTCAGACGCACGTAAGTTGTTTAATGATGTGCGTACTGGTATGGGTCTTAAAGAAGAAAAAGAATTTAAAAACCACATCTCTCTCCAGCCTGTATCTGAAGCTCGTGAAAAGTTCGTACAGGGTGAGTTGTTTGAGGTTGGTGATCTGGTAGTAGTGAAAGATTCAGGTACTATCACAGAGGTTACGCGTTTAGGCGCTAACTATGTAATCACAGAGAGCAACGGTGTACAGAAACGCAGATGGCTAGACTCAGTGGAGTTGCTTGAAGCGAAAGTACCACAAGACTCTGATATAAAAGATAAAAAAGGCACGCAACCTGCTAAATACCACAAAGGTCTAAAGAAATCAACTAAAGACAAACGCGACGCCCACTTCAAAAATAACGCCAAGAAAGCAGATGACGATAATTCTGCATATACTCCAGCTCCTGGAGATAAAGGCGCTGAGACTAAACCTTCTCGCTATACTAAAGCATTTAAAGACATGTACGACGAAGATTGTTGGGATGGCTATAAGCAAGTTGGTATGAAGAAGAAAGGCGGTAAGATGGTTCCTAACTGTGTAGCCGAAGAAGGTGGCGCAGGTGATGAAGGTACAGACAAACTCAAAAAGAAGTATGAGAAAGATACTCCTCATATGAAAATTGATGAAGCTTCTTGGGCTCAAGACTTTGGTCGGTTAGCTTCTAGAACCGTTAAAAAGAACAAGTACGCTAAACTAGCAAAAATCGCATTAGACAGAATTAAACAGTCTAAACAAAAACATAGTTTAGAATATTGGGCTGCAGAGATAATTAGAGTAAACAACATAACTGGCATAAATGCAAAGGCATTGGCTGATGTTATGAGGAATATTAAATGATAAATTTTAAAAAATTCCTTGAAGAAAAACGTTATTCGTTATATGATACAGTAGATATAGAAGAAGGCTCGGACGGTATTGCTGCCAAGGCAAAGAAGTCTGGTATTTCAGTCGAGACATTAAAGAAAGTTTATAATCGTGGTGTCGCTGCATGGAAGACTGGCCATAGACCTGGAACTACTCCTCAACAATGGGGTATGGCGCGAGTTAACGCTTTTATTGTCAAGAAAAAGAAAGGTGGGTTGAACCACGATAAGGATTTGGCGTAATGAAAACATTTAAAGAATTAAGAGAAAGCACTGTCGATTCAGCAGCTAGAAAGCCTGAGAATTACACCAAACCAGATGGAAAGGCTGGCGTTCGTATGGTTGCTGTTAAGAAAGATGTTATCAAAAGAGATAACGATAAGCATACAGAAGAATCTACGAAAGAGTATGGTAAGTCTGTAGAGCGCATTCAAGATAAGAAAAAGAAAGATGCTATTTCTTCTTCGGACAAACAAAAACTTGCTAGTCTTAAGAAGATGATGTCTAAAGAAAAATATAGACCACCAACTCCTGCGGAGATAGCAGCTGATAAAAAGAAAGATCAACGCGGTAAGTCTCGTCCGTCAATGACACACAAGAGCGCTAAACAATCTGTCTATAAGAATATGATGGGCGGTCTTAAAAAAGAAACAGTAGAAGAATCTGCTGTACTAGAAGCGAAACGCCCAGATGCTGCAGCTGATAGCTACTTCACAAGTTATAGTGGCGCCATCACTAGCGCACTTGACTCTGCTAAAAAGAAAGGCTTTGAAGTTGATGAAGATGATGTGTTTAATCAAGTCACTACTGGACAAGGTAAGCCAAGTAAAGGTAAGACAGTTCGACATACTCTAAAGCTTACCAAAGGCGGTAAAGCTCAGAAGAAAGCATTACATATTCAAGTGTATAACCGTGGAACTAGCGGTAAAACATTTGAACTCAACTCGTATATATCATAGGATTAAAATGAAAACATTTTTTGAACTAAGAGAATCAATAGCCGTTGATGAGAAAATGAAGGTAAGCTACAAGGATAACGCAAGTTACTCTGTAGTCTTCAGAAATAAGAACGGTAAAGTCGAGAGCGAAGTACGCGCTGACAGTAAACAAAAAGCTGAGAAGCAAGCAGCGATTCGTAACAGAAAAGTAAAACCATCAGAAGGCGCTTGGGAAGTAATCAAAACAGCAAAAGAATCTGTTGATGAAAGCTTGCGTAAATCTATCGCTCAGAATTCTTCTAAGTTTCCAGAAGGTTCTAAAGTACGTTGTAATAAAAGCGGTAGGACTGGTAAAGTGTTAACTGTAGGTAAAGACTTCGTTAAAGTTGCGGTTGCTGGCGGTAAAGACGTAGATTATAAACCTTCTGAATTAACACCATTAAAAGAATCTTTAGAAGAAGGCGGATTCGCTATCTATAAAAACGGTAAGCCTATGAGCATCAAAGGTAATCCAGTTACCACTACAAGTAAAGCTGCTGCTCAAAAAGCTATCGATACTATGATGAAACAAGACTTCAACAAGAAAGCGAAGTTTACTATTGTAGCGACTGATAGTAGAAAGGCTAAAGCGTCTCCACCAAAATCTGGATCAGCTCGATCATTTCCTCGGACATCAGGAAGAAGTTTTGCTAACTCTCAAGTTGCTGCTTGGCGGTATGCTGAAAGAGGAGAATAATATGTTAGGGTTTAATGCATACTTAAAAGAATGCGATTGTAACGAAGAACTAGAATTAGTTGAAGCTGAGTATCAAGGCAAACAAGTAACATTAAATAAACCTGTGCGCGGTGGTTCTAAGAAGTTTTATGTTTATACTAAAAACGACAAAGGAAATGTCGTCAAGGTGTCCTTTGGCGACCCTAATATGGAAATCAAACGCGATAATCCAGCAAGACGCAAATCATTTAGAGCGCGTCACAACTGTGATAATCCTGGACCAAAATGGAAGGCGCGTTACTGGTCTTGTAAAAACTGGTAAGCACTAAACGTATAAATACAAGTAAATATTTCAACACTAAATATAAAAAGGTTTTCACTAATGTCTCAACAGAACTTTGACTTAGTTGATCATGTAAAACGCGAAGAATCCCGTCTAGAACGGATTGAACAGAAAATTGATAAACTATCTGACGCTATGATTGACTTGGCACGTGCTGAGGAGAAATTGATAAATATGGAAAAGCAAAACAACCAACAGTTCGAACGTATGAACCGCTTCTCGGCTCGTATGGATGAATTAGAGGATGAAGTAGCAGAACAAGGCAAAACTGTAAAGGTTATGCAATTCGTAGCTAGTATTGCAGGTACAGCACTTGTCGGTGCATTAGCTAAGATCTTTTTTGATTCATAATAACAACGGAGACAAATAATATGTCAAACAATCTACAAGGTATAATGGAGGCATACAAGCAAATGGTCTCCGAACAAGCGGTCGAAGAATCGTTAAGTGGAACTATTAATAAGAAACTTAACAAAGACAAGAAAGACCAAGAAGACGCTAAAGCTAAAATATCAGCTAAAGGTGGCGTAATTGGTAAGAAGGGTTCTGGCGTTTCTATGAAAGAAGAAGATGAACTTGATGAGAAGAAACTTGATCCAGTCGGTAAAGAAGACGATGACGTTGACAACGATGGTGATACAGATTCTTCTGATAAGTATTTAAAAAACCGTCGTAAGAAAGTAAGCAAGTCAATCAAACAAGATGACGAAGCTGAAGACGATGGTAAAGCTGAGATCTCAAAGATTGAGTCAGTAAAAGAAAGTATTGAAGATCAACTAACAGCTATGTTCGCTCAAATTGCCGAGTCAATCGATCTATCAGAAAAGAAAGATTCTCATAAGAAAGACGCAACTGCTCCTGAAGAGATTGATTCTAAAGAGTCGCCAAAGTCTAAAGAATTTATTGACCAGCATAAGAAATCTGACAAGAAGATTGAAGATGCTGAAGAAGATGGACATACAAAAACTTTTAAAGCTGGCGGAAAGGATATGAAACAAGCTCCTAACCGTGGCAATGACAACTTGTCGAATGGCGACAAGACCCCAGTAAAAGGAAAGTAATATGATTAAATCTCCAAAGTGGTGCGCAGGCGCAGAACCAACAGTTAAAGGATGGGTTCATCCAAAGACTGGCGAATTGTTGAAGTCTCAAAAGTTCACTAAGGCTCAAGTATCAGAGTGGCATGACGCTCACAACGGAATTGGTGACAAACATAAAGTCGCTCAAGCAGAAGCTGAAGTCTCTGAACTAGAAGCTGACGAACTAGAAGAGGAATAAGCTGATGAGCATGCTATGGTCTCTAATTAATTCTGTCTTAGGTGGTCCTTCCGCTGACGAAAAGGCAACTTTATTAAAAGAAGCTCCTTCAAATAACGTTAGTCTTGAGGAACTTACTAAAGAAGAACTTGATGCGTTAGGCGCTCAGCATGGTATTAAGCTTGATCGTCGTAAAAAGAAATCAACTCTTATTAGAGAGTTGAATGAGAATAATAT